AGGTGATTTAAAACAGCCGAAACTTCCTAAAAAAGCGCCAGAATATCTGGGGTCAATTGGAAAAGCGATGTGGCGGTATTTAGCTCCATATTTTAACGAAACTAAGAAAACTATCCGCGCAGATCAGTATTTGGTCGCCCAATATTGCAGTGCTTATGAAGTGTATAGAAAATCTTATGAAATCGTCTTAAAAGATGGCATTCAGCGCCCAAAATACAAAACTTTGTTATCTCCAGTTACCGGTAAAGTAGTAGCTAAAGATTTTGCCGGTTATGCTAAAAATCCAGCAGTGCAAACAATGTCTACTGCACTTAGTCAATTAAATTCATTAGGCAAGGAATTAGGATTGAGTCCAGTTTCGCGAAACAAATTAGCAAAACTAGATTTTAGCGAAGAAAAAGAGGGCAAAAAGTCTGCGGTTGAAAGTTTAAAGGAGTTTTTTGGATGAGCGAAATAATTGCAATTGTCTTTATTTTGATTGGTCTTTTTGCTTTAATTCAGGAAAGTAAATAAAGTTAATCACGGATTTTTGTGATTAACTTGTTTATTTTTGCTAAAAAGCAATGAAAAGAGGTGATTTATGTAGTGAAAATTGACTTAACACAGACGCATGATATTGATGGAGCTTATCAATCTATCGATTGGAGTGATATAAAAGAAAACTATCAAGATGATGCAACTAAGTACTGCTTTGATGTTCTTGAAGGTAGAGCTATAGCAGGATACTCAATGAAGTTATCTTGTTTTAGAAATTTACAAGACTTAAAACGGCAAAATCAAGAAGATTTCCCTTACCACTATGATCTAAAAGAAGTGCAAAACACTTTTAAATTTGCGTCTATCGTGCCTGACGTTGATCTACATAAACCTTTACCTTTGATGAGATGGCAAAAATTTATTTTGGCAATGATCAATGGCTGGAAAGATCAAAACGGAGAACGTCGCTACACTGACATTCATATTTCGGTTGGCCGTGGCCAAGGGAAAACTCAAATTGCCGGTATCCAAATGTGCAAAGCCGTTTTAATTGATACTCTTAACTTTACAAACAAGGACTTTTTGATTACAGCAAATACCAGTGATCAATCTACTAAGTTGTTTGGATATGTTAAGAAAATGCTTGAAGCAATAATTGCAATTGAGCCTTTCAAGTCTTTGGCCAAAGATTCAGGATTAGATTTGCAAACTAATCAGATTATTGAAAAGAAGACCAATAATAAAGTTTGGAAAATCAGTTATGAAGCTGATAAATACGACTCAACGCACAATGTTTTGGCAATTTACGATGAAACTGGGGCGCTTGATACTTATGATCGAATGTCAGATATTACGGACGGACAGGCTCAAGTAATTCCATATCATCAATTTATCAAAATTAGTTCTGCTTATCCTGATCCAACAAGTCCTTTTCATCGTGAACAGGTAACGATGCAGCATATCATGGAGCAGGATTACAGCCGAGAAGGTGATAATTCTCTTTGCTTAGTGTGGGCACAAGATAATCTTGACGAAACTTTTGAGCCTAAGACGTGGGAAAAATCAAATCCTTTAATTGGATTATCCGAAGAAGAACGTAAGCGTAGAACTGATAACCTGATTAAGCAACGTGATCAAGCTATGCTTAGTGGTACCCTTCATAAATTTCAAAATAAGAACTTGAACTGTTGGCTAAAGCAATCAACTGCCAGTTACCTAAATCTTAAAGATGTGGAAAATGCTGTGGACAATGATTTTAAAATTGATGGACGCCAATGCTACATGGGACTGGATTATTCTATGTTTTCAGATAATACTGCAGTCGGCTTCGTATTTCCTTATCAAAATGACAAGGGCGAACCTAAGTGGCATACGATGCAGCACTCTTTCATCCCTTGGCAACAAGCTGGATCAATTGAAGCTAAAGAAAAACAGGATGGATTACCTTATCGTGAATTAGCTGAAAAAGGATTTTGTACCATCACGGCACATCCCCAAGGGATAATTAATCCTGAACAAGTTTATAAGTGGATTCTTGACTTTACGGAAAAGCATAACCTGAATGTTGTCTTCTTCGGCTACGATCGTTACGGCAGTTATCAAGTAAAAAATATTACTGAAAGTCTTAACTCAAACACAGGCTGGATGATTCAAGATATTCAGCAACGTACTTCAAGTTTAGCTAATCCGACGAAATTTATTCAGGAATGCTATGCTACTGGAAAAATCACCCGTTTTGATGATCCAGTTGAAGAAAAAGCATTGTTGAATGCGGTCATTAAAGAAGATAAGATTGGGATTCAGGTAGATAAGGATAAAGCTACACTGAAAATCGATGTGGTGGACGCTGAAATTGATGCTTTTTATCAAGGGATGTATCACTTTGAAGACTATGGTCTAATCAATGATAAATCGCATGAAGTTGAGCGTATGACACAACAACAAGTACTTGATTGGTTTAATAATCCTGATTCAGGTCTTTTAGGAGGTGAAAATAGTGACAACTAAACTGTTTAAATATATCTGGAAAGTATTGGATTTGTTGTTATATATTTTGGGCTTCGGCTGTGTAGTTGGAGCTCTTTTTCTATGGAATACAATAACTGGTCTAGTAGGATTAGGAATTGTATTGATACTTTCCGGCTTATTAATTGACTTGCCTTCTACTAATAAGAGGGGAGGTGAATAAATTTGCCTCTATTTAAAATGCATTCCAATTCTTCTACATATTCGTTAAGTGATGATGCTGATGTTGTTAACTTTCTAACAGGCAAAGAGAACGATTATGTTTCAGCTGGAAAAGCTTTACAAAATTCAGATCTTTTTTCCCTCATATGGCAATTGGCTAGTGATATGGCATTAACAACTTATAATGCGAAAACTAACCGAATGCAAAATTTGATTAATAATCCAGATCCAACTACAAACAGTTTTTCATTTTGGCTAGCAGAATCAGCACAATTGCTTTTAAGTGGGAATGCTTTTGCTTATCGTTGGAAAAATATAAACGGTGTAGATTTACGCTGGGAATATTTAAGACCGTCACAAGTTGAAACAAGGCTATTAGATGATGGATCTGGTTTGGTATATAACATCAATTTTGATGAACCAGACATTGGTCCTAAATATAATGAGCCTGCTTTAAATATTTTGCACTTTAGACTTTTATCAAAAACAGGTGGTAAAACAGGAATTTCGCCACTGTCTGCTTTAAAAGATGAGTTCAAAATTAAAGATGCAAGTAATCGCTTGACTCTTAATTCTTTAAATAAATCCGTAGAAGCACCTGGAATTTTAACAATTCAAGGTGGTGGACTTTTAAGTTGGAAAAAGAAAGCTGCTAGATCAAAAAAATTCATGAATCAAATTAATAATTCGCAAGATGGACCAATTGTTCTTGACGATCTAGAAAGCTATCAACCTCTAGAAGTAAAAAATGATGTAGCCAAGCTTCTTGCTCAAGCCGATTGGACGAGTAAACAAATTGCTAAGGTATATGGAGTACCAGACAGTAAATTAAATGGTCAAGGTGATCAACAATCAAGTGTAGAACAAATGAATAGCGACTACGCGATTGCTTTAAATCGCTTTGTTAGAGCCATCAGCAGTGAATTAAACGATAAATTACACACAACGATTACTACTGATATTAGACCTGCGATTGATCCAACAGGCGATAAATTTGCCGATACAGTAGGAGTATTAGCTAAAAATAATGCTATTTCAATGAATCAAGCTACTTATGTTTTACAACAATCAAAATATTTACCATCTACACTACCAAAGCCCTTAGAAGAAGGAGGTGAGAACACAAATGAAGAAAATTGATGTCAAAGGTACCATTGTCGATAATCAAACTGGTGAAATCATGTCATATTTTGGCAGTAACAGCTATTCATATCCCAGCAAATTAGCACAAGATTTAAAAAATGCTAATGGTGAAGATGTGATTTTAGAAATTAATTCACCAGGTGGATTAACTTCTTCAGGTTCTGAAATGTATACTGCTTTAAAAGAATATCCTGGAACAATTGAAGCACATGTTGTAGGTGAAGCAGATTCAGCCGGATCTCTGGTTGCGATGGCAGCAGATAAAGTATTGATGTCACCGATGGCCATGATGATGATTCACAGAGCTAGTGGAGGAAATCAGGGAACGGCAACTGATCTGCACAGCACGGGTAATGCATTAGATCAATTGGATCAAAACATTGTTAATGCTTATGTTGCTAAAACAGGCAAGGACAAAGATGAAATCTATAACTTAATGCAAAAGACAACGTGGATGAATGCTGAAACTGCAGTGAATGAAGGCTTTGCTGATGGATTGATGGAATTTAACAGTAAAAGTTCTAATCAAGCACCTGCCTTTGTTAATTCACAAATTTCTGTCCCGCACTTTAATGCTGAAACAATTCAAGATTTTAAAGCTTTTATCCAATTTAAAAAAGCTGAAAATAAGAAAGAGACTACTAAAGATAAAGCCGAACTTGTTAATTACAAGCTCGGTCTTTTGTATGGAGGAAAATAAATGGACATTAATACTTTACAAGCAAATTTAGATAAAGCAGGGGCTCATGTTGAAGAACTAGAAAATAAGCGCCAAGAAATGTCGGCCAAGCTTGTTTCTAACCCTGACTCTTTTAGTGATGAAGAAATCACTAAGCTTAAAAATGATTTAGACAAAGCGAAGAAGGTACGTGATTTTGCGCAATCTACTTTGAGGGATGCACAAAATAACATGAAGACACCGAAGAACCTTGTACCAACTAGCGAAAAGAAGATTTCTAAAAAGAAGGCCAATGAAATTCGTGATCAATTCGTTAGTGACTTTACTAATATGGTAACTTCAGGTGTTTTACCAGAAGGATCACAAACCTCTGGTCCTAATGCTGGTTTAACTATTCCTATTGATGTTCAAACAGCAATTCATGAATTAGTACGTTCATTCAACTCATTGGAAAGTATTGTTACTGTTGAAAATGTAACAGTTCCAACTGGTTCAAGAGTTTATGAAAAGATTAAGGATATTACTCCACTTGCTAACTTAGATGATGAAACTGCAGCAATTGGTGATAATGATGATCCAAAATTAACTCTTATTAAGTATGCGATCAAGCGTTATGCGGGTATTACTACTGTAACTAACACTCTTTTAGCTGATACTGCTGAAAATATCATGGCGTGGTTAATGAATTGGGCAGCTAAGAAGGATGTTATTACTCGTAACACTGAAATCCTTAAAGTGATTAATGAAGGTAAGAATGGCAAGGTACCAAAGAAAGCTACGATCACTAAGTTTGATGATGTAAAGGATATGTCAAACAACACTCTTGATCCTTTAATTGAAAATTCTTCAACTTGGATCACTAACCAATCTGGCTATAACATTCTTTCAAAGATGAAAGATGCTAACGGAGATTATTTGCTTCAACCAGACGTTACTCAACCAGACCGTAAGTTGATTGATGGCAAGCCAGTTCAAGTTATTGCTGATAAGTGGTTACCTGATGTTTCAGGCAACCATCCATTATATTTTGGTGACTTTAAGCAAGCTATTACTTTATTTGATCGCCAGCAAATGTCAGTTGTTTCAACCAATATTGGTGCTGGTGCATTTGAGCATGATTTAACAAAGATTCGTTTCATTGATCGCTTTGATGTTGAATTAATTGATGAAGGTGCTTATGTAGTTGGAACATTTAAGAAAGTTGCTGATCAAGTAAAGCAAACTGCAGATACTGATGGAACTTCAACTAATAAGTAATAGAAACTAGGTGATCATTATGACCACTTTTTTAAAAGTTGACGATGAGTTCAAACGCACGCTGGGGTATTTACCAGATGATGATATGCTTGATGAACAATCAATACAGCGAATGAATTCTGCTTTGAAAGCTGCAGAAAATTATGTGCAAGGAGCAATTGGCCAAGAAAATCCTGATTTTTATCAAAAAGATGACATTTTGGATTTATATAAGCTTGCTTGCTATGCAATTGGAGCTAATTGGTACTCACATCCTTCAAGTGCAGTATCTAGCACGACAGCAAAAGCCATTATTGGCCAACTACGTGGCTCTTATGATGAGAGTGAGGTGAGTGATGATGGTTCAACTGCAGAATCCTGATCGTTTAAATATGATCATTGAATTTGGAGATGTTGAAGAAACCACGGATGAAAATGATAATCCTATCACTGAATTTATTAAAAAAATCCGTACAAGGTGTGGTCGTTGGTCTTTAAGTACCAGTCAAATGATTCAATCTGCAGGACAAAATCTCACTCATACAATTATTGTGGTAGTACATCATAAGTGCGATTGGAGTGGAATTACACATGCTAAATTTGCTGGCGTACTCTATGAAGTCACACAAATTAATGCTGATCCTTACATCAATCCAACTGCTTATGATTTGATCTCGCTAAGGGAGGTTGAACGCAATGGTTGATTTCGCTGAAGGCTTAGAAAATCTTTATAAGGAATTGGAAAATGCGACAAAACTAAATGTTAAAAAACGCAGTGAAGTAACAGGTGCTGGTGCGCATGTTTTTGCAGAAGTTTTGAAGCAAAATACTCCCATGTCAGGCGAAGATTATAGTCATGGTAGATCTGTAGGCCATATGAATGCCAAACATGGTAAAAGACCGAGAAAAACCAAACACTTGCGAGATTCAATTACTTATAAAGCTGGTTTTGATCATAACAAATTACCTACTGGAGATACTGCTGTAGGCTTTGATTCAAAGTATTATGCTTTAGTAGGGAGATTCGTTAATAATGGTACTCGTGATATGTCTGCTAAGCAGCTTAAAAATATGCACTTTTTCGATCGCTCAGCGGTTGAAGCGCGTGAAGCGGTTTTAAAGGCCGAAGCAGAAAGGATGAGACATCTATGAGTACTTTAGCTGAAACTGTAGCTATAGACTTGGAAAAATCTGGCATTCGAGATTTAGGCATCGTCAAAGCTGATAAACTGCCATCAACAGGTGGCATTGCTGATAAATTAAATAGTATTTTAGTTACTGAAGTTACTAACGTCCCCGAAGAGTATGGTAGTAATGCATTTACCCGTACTGATCAAACAATAGAACTTAATATTTTTTATGGAAATCAAAAAACGATTCCAATAGACACGTTTGAGCAATCAATCGTGTCTTTTTTTATGCAAAAAGGTTGGAGCTTTTTACCGTACGGAGGTCACTATGAAGATCCTGATACAAGACAAAAGCGGATTGATTTCCAATTTAGAAGGAGAAACACATGGAATTACAAGGTTTAAATGATTACATTTTATGGCGCTATGACGCTGATGGAAACGTGATTAGCGATCCAGATCAAGGAGGCTTTACCTTTGATGGCAACAAGGGTAAGGTTTTTGATCCAAAGACTAACGAAGAATTTAAGGGCTTATTTAGAGTGGATTTGGAATCATCTAAAGGTGCTACTCAAGCTAATATCACTGGATTAGCCGAATCAGTACAACGTGTTTATGGTTCCAACTATGTTGCTGAAGTTAATACTGGTGCTGCACAACCACAATGTGCGTTGGCAGCAAACGATATTCCTTATCAAGTTTCAGATATTTTAGTTGGTTTGGAGCGTGATAAGTTTGGTGGTTTTGCGCGTAAGGGACAGCCTAAGCAATCACGTGGTGGATTGATTTTACACTCATACAATCCTTGGAAAGATATTGACTTTTACTTTGCATTTCCACTTGGCTTATACATCCCTGGAGAACTTAACTTGCAAACTAATACCGAAAACGCAACTGTAGTTCATGACGCAATGACTTTGAATGCTCAAGCACGTGGCACTGACTTGCTTTTGTACGAAAAGTTTTACTCAACCGAAAAAGATTTTGATTTCGGCAAGATGATCAGGTACATTACTGGTCAATCTGATGTAGATACTACTGCCGGCAATAAGCAAGCAACTGACTCTAAGGGTAATCCTGTTTCAGCTTAATTTTAAGCAGGGTGGGTAGTGGTGGAATAGTTATTTAAGAACGGTAAAAGCCGTTCTTTTTCTTTCGAAAGGAATTTAGAT